GAAACAGTAGATGATCAGGGAGAGTCATGATCGGCGCGGGTTTTCTCCCACCCTCCAAGCCCTGACCAGGCGCGTCGATCTTCTTTACGAAAGGGAGATTTCAGATGACAGATCGAATTGACAAAGACACGGCGGAACTTGAGTTCCTTCGGTGGGCTGAAAAAGGACGGATCGAAGAGGTTACTGACGACGACGACGACGAGGGGCGCGCCAGAAGGACTTCAAAAGATCGAATCGTTGGCGCGATCCAAAAAGGGACCTTCGTTGTTGACGATGATGGATACGGAAAAATGAACTGCGACATCAACGGAACAGTCGTTGATGTATGTTTCAACCGCGTCTACGCTGGCCTATACACTGCCATGGACAAGAAAAAGGACGGGCAGCACATGGGCAAGATGAACGCGGCTCTTGCGGCCCTCACTGGTCGCCCTGACACCGACTTTGCCAAGATGCACCCGGCAGACCAAAAGATCTGCCAGGCAGTAGTGAATCTTTTTTTGGTGTAATCACCTCGCCCCTGCTGGTCAGGGACGGGGAAGAACGGAGGCTTTACAGTGGGCAACACACGAGGATCGCGGTTTACTCCGAAATGCTTCTCAACGTGTTGGCATCGTATAGCCTCGGCGTCGATTACAGGACTTTAACGGAGACTGAGATTGAATTTTTTTACGACGGACTGAGAAACGAGTTGAAAGAGGCGACCAAGCCAAGGAGATAGAACGTGGCCGATGACCTGGTAATAAAGACGATATTCAAGGCGATAGATCGGATCACAGGTCCAGTCAAGCGCATGTCGTCTAGTCTATCCAGGTTCAGCCGGAAGGCTGCGCAAGGGCTTGGGCGCGTCAATCGCGTAACTTCAAAGCTGGGGACTGCTATCAGTGGAGGTGTTGTTAGGGGGTTGAAAGCCGCAGCTGTGGGGGCCGCTGCGCTGGGCGCGGCGCTGTGGAAAATAATATCTGTGGGTTCAGATTTTGAGAGGAAGATGGTCTCGGCAACCGCCAAGTTCCCCGAAGGGATAAAGCGCGGAACTCAAGAATTTGAAAATCTCGAAAACGCAGTGAGGAAAGTTGGCGGAACAACTGAATTTAAGGCATCGCAGGCAGCGGAAGCGCTTGACTTTCTGGCCATGGCCGGATTCAACGCAACCCAAGCGGCGGCGGCACTGCCTGGCGTCGTTGACCTTGCAACCGCTTCGAATACGGATCTCGCAACGGCAACTGACATCGCTTCTGACTCGCTAAATGCGTTTGGACTGGCCTCGAAAGATTCAGCGAAGCTCACGGAAAATCTAGCCCGCGTGAACGACGTTCTTTTAAAAACTACAACATCGGCAAATACCAATATGGAGATGCTCTTTGAATCGGTCAAGAGTGGTGCTCCTACGGTTACAGCGGCGGGACAGAGTATTGAAACATTCGCGTCTCTTGTTGGTACGATGGCAGACGCTGGTATCAAGGGCGAAAGCGCTGGTACTGCTGTAAGAAATATGTTCTTGCGGCTACAAGCTCCAGTTGGAGCGGCCAAAGGTCTCATCAAGGATTATATCGGAAATATCGAAAACGCAGATGGATCAATGATCGATATCGTTGAAGTAATGCGCAGGCTTGAAGGGTCTTTCAAGAATCTAGGAAAAATCGAGCAAGCGAAAATACTCGATACGATATTTGGGAAAAAAGCCATTGGTGCCGCTCAGGTGGTGCTTGCAAAGGGTGCCGATGGTTTGGAGGTATTTCGAAATAAGCTTCTCGACGCCAAGGGAGCGGCGGCGGGACTTGCTGGTGAGATGAGAAACACCACTGCGGGATCAATCGACAACCTGAAAAGCGCCGTTGAATCAGTGATAATCAGTCTTTTCAAGCTCGATGACTCAGGAATCAAAGGCGTCATTGATTCGATGACCGAATGGATACGCACAAATGAAAAGATGATTGTCCAAAAGGTCGGAGACACAATCGAATGGATCAGAGAAAACTTCGATAAGTTGGTGAAGACGATCAAGGTGATTGCGACCGTGATAGGCACCGTATGGGCTTTGTCCTTTGCCATCAAGGGTGTATCCGCAGCGCTTACTCTGGTCAACCTAGTGATGGCCGCAAACCCTGTCGTTTTGATTGTGATGGGAATCATCGCCGCTGTGGCGTTGATGGCTGCCCTTGTCGTTATTTACTGGGATGACATCGTAGCGGCATGGCAATGGACGGTTGACAAGTTTGAATCTGGCATCGCTGCTACTGTGGAGTTTTTTAGCGGACTGATTCAGTTTTTTGTTGATTTCTGGACGGTAGGTGCGGCTCTTTTCTTGGATGGTGTAAACGCCATTGTTGGCCCAGGGGCACCACTTGAATTCCTTATGACGGCGTTCAACGTGCTGAAAGAGGCATTGCCGGGCATTTTTGAGTTCATAGCTAGTGGTGTCAAGATGTGGGTGGACGTTGTTGCTAATACCCTGGAATGGCTGTGGAATAAAATCACAGGATTTTACTCTAAAGTTGGCGATGTCATAGGTTCAATCATGGGTTTCTTTGGCGGCGTTGCTGACACGGTTGGAACCGCTGCGATTGGCGCGAGAATGTCCATTGATGACAACCGGGAAAACCTGGGATTTGGCGCTCCGAGTCCTTCAGTACAATCACCCGCCGCGCGAGCTGCGGCGATTGATCGAAAAGAGACGAAGGAATTGCGAGAAGGAAAACTGACAATCCTCAACGAGTCTGGCCGGAATACCTCCTACGCTGGCGACCCACTGCTTGACCTCGGCATCTCTATGCAACCAACGGGGTCTTTCTAATGGGCTTGAAAGAGCGCATATTTGGTACAACGTACACGCCACGGCCTGGTGGCTGGACAGAACGCATATCAGGTGCCGCTTACACTCCACCGTCTGGCGTGCGGATAGCGTTTTCCTATCAGGTAGTAACCGAAGAATTTACCTTGCGCGGAACTGAGTTTCAATTTTCTGGATTCAACGGTTCGTATGTTCAACAACACGGGTCTAGCGGCAGACGCCATCCACTTCGAATTTTGCTATCTGGCGACGACCACGACATTCAAGCTGACGTTTTCAGGGCTGCCTTCCAAGAGTCTGGGATTGGCTCGCTCGAATTGCCTCTAAAGGAGCCGGTTGACGTGGTTCCACTGGGAGATGTTAAGATCTCCCAGGACTATGTTTCAAGGTCAAACGAGACGGCATTTGAGGTGGTGTTCTTCGAGACTACTGGCCTTGCCTACCTAACCAGGCAAGATGACGCTGCCAGCGCTGCTAGCGTTGCCCTGGAGAAGTTTGGAAACGATCAGGCACTGGACTTTAGCCAAGCGGTTGACCTCGGAAGCGTCGCTGAAAAAGCCAGCTTCAAAGAGACGCTTAAAAATGTACTCAAACAGGTTAAATCGACAACTGGAAAAATTGCCGCCGTCCAACAGAATATCAAAGACGAGTTCGACGATGCGCTTGACCTGGTTGACGAAACCATAGACGTGCTAATCAAAGACCCGCTGACGCTCGCGTTCGAGACGCAACGGATCATCGCCCTACCATCTCAGGCAATTACCTCGATTGGTGCCAGACTTGACGGCTACAGTGATCTTTCTCAGTCAATGTTCAATTTCCCAACGGCAACACCGGGCGGTCCTGGCGGACTTGGCCCTCACCCTGGGAGATTCACTGGCACTGGGAACGACGCTCAGCCGACGAACAATTTTGCACTCTACAAACTGACTGCGGCCAACTCAATCGCTGGGATGGTTTCGTCAACGTTGTTTACCTCCACGACGGCGGGAACTGCTGGGCAGCTCCCTGCTGTGAGCCAAAGTAACGCCGACGCGCTTGATCTCGGGTCAGACACTGGTGATAGCTCGTTCTCGACCGCTGACCAGGCGATCACGGCGGCGGAGGTACTGCTTGACCAGTTGGCAATTTACGCAACTTGGAGCGATACGAATTACACCGCGATCAACGGAACTGATATCATCCCCACTGGCGTCAATACAGAGGAAGGTGACAGCACAGAAGCCCTCCGCAGGGCCGTTGCGCTTGGTGCTGGGTATTTGATCCAGCTTTCTTTCTCCCTGGCCAGGGGGCGCAACTACAGGACCGATGGGCCGCGAAACGTTATCGAGCTTTGCGCTGAGTTATACGGTACAATCGACGAAAACACGCTGAACTTTTTCATCGGATCAAACGGTTTCACTGGCGACGAGATAATTGAAATTCCAACAGGGAAGGATGTGGTGTTTTACAGTGTCTGAAGCCGTATCAGTTTCGATTGGTGGCAAGCGCTTTGATGCGTGGTCGAGTGTGCAAATCACTCGCGCCATTGACTCAATCGATACAGTTGAGCTCTCAAGACCGTTTGACCACAACGATAAATCGCAGCGCGAGACGTTTAGGCCAATTAGCTATCAATCGTGCGTCGTTTCTGTGAGTGGCGAGACGGTTGTTACTGGCCCGCTAGTTCCAGTTGTGCCAGAGTCAACGAGCGAATCAGCAATGGTATCCATGGGCATCTACTCGAAGCCTGGGGTGCTTTCAGAATGTCAACCATATCAGCAATCGTATCCGCTCAAGATGAACGGGTTGAATCTGAAAGACATCACCGAGCGATTGATTGAGCCGTTTGAAATACGAGCAAAATTCAAGGCCCCTCCTGGCGAAGTTTTCAAGAAAATTGAAATCAGCGACGGAACGCCAATCCTCCAAACTCTGGCCGAGTTGGCGCAATCAAGGGGGCTTCTGATTACCAGCTCGAACATTGGCGATCTGGTCTTTCAATCAGCCGTGTCAGATGGAACGACGGTTGCGGTTTTGCAGGATGGATTCCCCCCTGTGCTTGGTGTCCGCCCGTCAATCAGCCCGCGTGAATTTTATTCGGAAATTACAGGAACGAAACCAATTCGCCCGAAGTCGAAAAAAACAGAGATCTTCACTGTTCAGCTGCCCTACATTGGAAATACTTTTCGCCCGTTCATTTTCGACGCGAAAAACAGCCTTGACGGGGACATAAAGACCGCAGTCAACGCGAAGGCATCGCGCATGATCGGCAATGCGATTTCCTACGATGTTGAAGTTGCAACGTGGAGGGATGAGAACGGGCGGTTGTGGAAACCAAACACGCTCGTTCAACTAAGCGCTCCTGGTTCGATGATTTACAGCTCGTATGTTTTCCTAATTCGCTCGGTTGTTTTGACGCAAAACAGCGATTCTGAAACGGCATCGCTTCAGATTACGGTTCCTGGCGCGTTCGCCCCTGGCGTGAAACTCGGGAGGTTGCCATGGGAAGAATAATGCGAGTTGAGAAAGTTGGAGTCGTTGACGGGGAAAGAATTGTTAC